ATACTTCCACCTATTAATTGTCTAGCAGCATCTTCACCATCTTTCTTTTTTACAGCTTTAGTAATATTTTTAAAACCTTTAACAGAATCTTCAATAGCTAACTCAGTACCTTCAGCTTGTTCTTCTTTTATTTCTTCTTTAATTTGATAGTCTAAATATTTTTGAACACCAGGATTAACTGTTTCTAAAGCTCTTAGTAATTGATCAAAACCAGTTGTAGGAGCAACCGTACTAGGACGTACAAAAGTATCTACAGGTTGAGCTTGTGGTGTAAAACTAGAAGTCATTAGCTTAAAGCTTGATAGTTAATGTAATTAGTCAGACCAGTATTAGCTGTTTGTGAAATGACATCTAATAAACTTCTTTGATTAGCTGAAGCTTGATTTCTGAAATCTATTGCTTGATTAGTTCTACTATCTCTTTCTGCTTCTACTCCTAAGATATTTCTTCTGTATTGTTGACTAGCTGAATCCATATTTTGTTGAAGAATAGATTGCAAATTACCAGCTTGTCTTTCTGCATCTATTTCTAAAATACTTTTAGCAAGACCAGATTTTTCACTAGCTCTAATAGCACCAATAGCCTGCATACGTTTTCTATTTACAGCCATACTTTCTTGTGCTGTAGCTTGTCTATCTTCTCTAAGTCTGGAAGCAAAAGCTTCTTGTTTTAATGCTGCTGCTCTATTAGCGGATTCAGCTTGTTTAACTGCTGCTTGTCCTTGATACTGTGCCATTCTATTGGCTTGCTGCATCTGCATACCAGCAGTAACAGCAGTCAAACCAAGTTGAGCTACCATCAATTGAGTAACTGTAAGGGTGGCAGGGTCAACACACATTTAGGCAATCCTCACGAACTCATAAAATGGTTTATTCAAGTGGCCGTATTCAGGGTGTAAATTAATAAATGTAAACCCTAGAGCCTTTAACCATTTAATAGCAGAAGTATTCTCCGCATACACATAATTATATAAGACCTCATAAGTTTTTAATAAGCTATCTACCCACTTTCTTCCTTCTCTTATTAATTGAATCCTATAACTTCTCTTACTCATTAATTCATCAGTAGCAACCATCCATATAATTCCATCCTTTAATACACCACATAAACCCATTGGCTGATCATTATCTCCAGCAATAGCTAAGTTTCTATCTGCTGCTAAATATGTAAGCTTGACTGCTTCTTCTGGCTGTTGACCTGTTTGATACCAAGCTTCAATCTTGTCTAAAATTCTTAAGTGATTACATACATAATTTAAATCAGATAGATTTGCTTTCCTTAAATACCCCATTAAATTCTTCTAGACCTCATGTGGAACATAGCCTCAAACTCTGCACTAGACAATTTAGTAGGCAGGTAAGTGTCATTCTTTACATCTATATCTACTCTGTCTGCTCTACTCATTATTGGAAATCTAAATGTACCTGTCTCTAAATTAACTGCACCAATAGCACTAGAAGATGAACCTAATAAACGTCCCGTAAATTTATGAACACTGGTATCTCTATTCTCTGGTGTGACTTCTACCCTAAAGAATCCAGAAGACTCATACTTTAAATAGAAATGATGTAGTTGTAGTCTTCCACCTATGACTTCACCTTTACCTGGATCTTCTGTGATGCGTTGTTTAGAGAATCTGTATTGCATTTCATAAGGTTCACCAACAATAAATTTACTATTTCTATAATCTCCGGTAGCAGTAACAGTTGTAGTAGAACCATCAGTAGCGTTAGTTGTTTGTATAACTTGTCCAGGTTTTAAAGTCTTTGTATTACCTTGTGAATCTACATAAGTACTTGTTTCTCCATTAGCTAAATATCTTCCTACTATTTTCATTGCTCCTCTTAAACGATAAGGAAGAGTAAAAGTAGAAGTACCAGAATTAAAAGTAACAGAAACATTAGAATGAGCTTCTGTAGCTTTATGGTCTAAGTGATATTCAAATTCAGTATTAGCTTCTTTATAGTCTGGTTCAAATGGTAACTTCTCTAACGTAGTATTATTTGCTTCTTCAATTACCATATATAAATCAGTACCAATAAAGTCTATATTTCTTATTGACTTAGCTGGATTTAAAGTAAAAGTAGACCAAGAATTAAGTACCTTCTTAAAAGATTCTCCATATAACCATCTATTAATATATAACTTATTAGGGTTGTCTGTGCCTAGTAACACTAGAACATCTTCATTTGTAGAAACTGCTAATTTAAAAACATTAGATGGAATGTATCTAGGAATATGAATAGTAATATCACTAGCATCTTTAATAGCTACATCTGCTTGTGTTATATATTCTCTAATACCAGCAAAAGAACCTTTCTTAGTTAAATAATAAATACTACTTCCAGCACCTACAGGAGCAGCATCACTACTATTTTCAAACTCTGTAGCTACAAGTATGTTTGCTGTCTTAGGTGTTAACGCATCATCAGAAGCACTTAATACAAATTGTGTTTGATCAGAGAACAAGATTAACTGCTCTCCCATTGTTACTGCATGTCTTAATATTGATACCTTTGTATGTGATGCACCTACATCTATAGGGTCACTATCAATAACAGCAGTAGCAGTTTCAGGAAAGAAATTAAAGAACTCTGAAACTCTGGAAAGTATTACATCATCATCAGCTAAGAAGCCTAATCTATTCCTAAAGAATAAAACGTTATTTATTTTCGCTCCTACAAAAGATGGATTAGGAGCACTATCTAAATCACCAACAGTTCTTTCTCCCCATGCAGGTAAGGTATAAGTTGTACCACTGACTGCATAAGTACCACCATCAGCCTTAGCAAAAATAAAATTACCATCTGCCTTTCTTATCAAGACATGAGGCATTGTTGTATCGTCAAACTTATAAGTAATACCAGCCTTTAAAGTCTCTTCCCATTGACCTTCTTCAAAAGTACCGCCGTTATTAGTTTTAAATTTGACATAGTAATTATCAAAATTAGTAGCATTATCTCCTTTGACTTCTACTACAAAATTATTAGGTGCAACTGTAGGAAGATCAGTAAATCTTTGAATACTATTTTTTACTAATGTAAGTTGTGTATTACCTTGAGTGTCACTTACATCAATAGTAAAGTTAGAATCATCATCCTTACTTATATGTAAAACAGGTCCATTCTGTTCAATAGTAAAACCTGTTAAAGCACTACCACTACTAGGACTTTCCCCACTAGCTCCTAATAGTTTATTTTTTAATTTAGTAGCTATTACTGTTGTGCTTAAAGGGTTATCATTATTACTATTGTGTATAGCAACAGTCCCATTTACATCAACAATATATTCAGTATTATCTGTAACTTGATTAACAAAGACTATTGCATTTACATCTGTTCCTGAACTTGTAGCAGTAGACATTGCTACTGTCTTAGTTGTATTAACAACAAATGTATAATCAGCAATAGTAACTGTTCTGAAATCTGCTCTTGGATTAGATGAATCTAAGTATGTCAATCCATCAGGTGTAGTAACAGTTTTCTCTACTCCATTAATGTCATATACCTTAATTGTTTCATCACCAAATACAGCTATATATCTTTCATTTGTATCTCTATTAATCGTTTGTATATGGACGTTACCTATCGTAGAAGACTGTAAATTAGCCAGATACTGAACACCTGATCTTTTCTTTAATCCTTGAGTAGGACTACTTGTAGCATTGTCTTGTATATCAGCATGATCAGATTGTTTAGTTGAGTCAGCTGTTTGTGATACTCCTCTTAAAAGAGTAGGAATAGCTCTGGAGATAACACCCATAATTAACGAATTAAACCGTTAGCAGGTAAGTATGTATTAAAGACATTAGTTAAAGATGGATCTCCTCTCAAGATATTGTGATCTGCATTAGAGAAATCTGTTTCCATTAATATTGCTCTTGCTCTTATTTCATCTTGTTGGGTATAGCTTCTTAATCCTTCATCTCCTACTAAACGATCAACAAAGATTCTTGCAGCTTTGATCATTACATAACGTCTAGCTGGTTCAGGTATCTCATTAAAAGTTCTGAAGTAAACAACTACACAAGTAAGATCTTCATCAAATTCATACTTATGGTTCTGTCTGTCATAAAGCTTTGAACCAATTTGTACTGCATCAATAGAAGGATGCTGATAAATATTAGTGTCAACTCTTAAAACATTGCTTGCTAATGCAACATGGTCAGAAGCATCTCTAGTTAAGACAACATCTATCTCCGTATTAAAATGCCATCCTTCTGATTGAACATCTTTATTAATTTCATTCAAAGTTGTTTGAGCTATACGAGCGTCAACCGGCAATGTACCAGTAAGACTATTAATAGGAGCCTCACCAATAGCTGCCAACATTACATTGACTGCTTCTAACTCTGTAGTTGCTGTAGCCATTCTTTGTGCCTAAAAAAATAGGGAAGTACCAATCTCTTTCCTGATTGATACTCCCCGTATGTACTTAAGATGCAGACAACTTAATTGTAGCTGCTGCTTCTGGTCTTAGGATTCCATGACCAAGAGCATATTTCGCAACCATCAACGTACCTTGATACATAATTCCATAGTCACTTCCACTGATTTCAGTAGTCATGTCCATGAGTTTCACTGTACCAACTGCTGACTTATGGAAGACTAAACCAATAGTCTTACTATCGTCACCAGCATAGGTGTTGTTAGATCCACCTAATTCATTAGCATCAGATCCACCTGGAGGTTTGTTCTCCTGTGAAATGTTGTTGCTCATGATCACAGGCATACCTGCAATCTGCTGAACACGACCTGAAGCAAATGAACCATTACCACCTGGGTTGAAATCAGTATCGATAGTACGAGTAGCTGATTCAGGTAATTTGTAATATTCCGCTGGAGGAAGTACAACAAATCTGTCTGTAGGAGGAATGTCTCGCTCGTCAAATGCTTGAGCGATATCATAGATAGCTCCTGCTAACTCATCACCGGTAACATCTGAAGATGCAGTATTACCGTTGGCAAGAGTTAGAACAGTACCACCACTACCACCAGAGATAGTTGCTGAAGCTCTTGAAGCATTAGCAATTACCTTGGCAACGTTTTTGTCGTATCGCTGAGCTAAAGCCTTACCTAGTTCAGAAGCGTATGTAGCTCTGACGTCGTAATGGTTCTTAAGCTCATCAAGGTTGCTCACAAAAGCTTGTGAGATAAGTAGATCATCTATGGAGATAATCTTTTCATTTGCCTTGATTTGGTTAGCACCAACTAGAGGGGTTCCTACTGTGTGGTAGGCCGCTGTAGCTGTACCCAATACTGGAAACTGTGCTGACTTACCTGAAGAAATAGTTCTTACAGTTTGCATCCTCTCGTTGAACACATTGTTCTCTGAGAACGCAGTCAGAACTTCTCCACTGAAAACCTTGAGAAACAAGGCATCATAGGAAGTACCACTATTGTTAACCAGACCAAGGCGTGAAACTGTGGCATTAGCCATAAGTTGTTCCTTGTGTTAATTAAAAATTGATCAGAACTTCAATGGCCTTTCCTTTCTCAAAATGGTATCCCTCGCAAGGGGCACTTTAATATTGAGAAAAACTTAGAAGTAATTGAATAATAACAGTTATTGCAACTTTATCCTTTTACATTAAAAACTTCAGAGTTGCCTAGACGAGTTTGAACAGCTTCTGTGTAAGTTACATCCTTTCCATATCTAGGATCTTTCATAGCAGTTACTACTTCAGCTGTTGATCTAAATGGTGTTGGTCCACTTTGACCGGACTTACCACTTACTAATTCAGGTTCAGTTCCCATAGCATTTTTGTATTTAGAATAAAGACCTTGGACTCCCCATTTGATATTTGAAGGTTTAGTACCTTCATCAAATAAAGAATTGAAATCATCAAATTCTGTAGCAGATAAATTTTGTTGTGCCCAAGTTCGCATCTTGGAATACTCAGCATCACCACCTACGGAATCTTTAATCTCTTTAATAAGACCTTCAGTACTTTGAGTAGTTTGATTGTTTTGTGCTTGAAGACCAGCAACATAAGTATCAACCAAACTTTTAGGTAAACCTTTGCTTTCTAATTTGGAATAGTCTTCTTCAGAAAGTTCACCTGATTCTGCAAACCTATTGTTTAAATCTGCTGCATCAATACCAGCTTCATCAAGGATGCCAGCAATGTTTTCACCATAAGCTTCAACTGCATTAAATTCAGTAGTCTCTTCTGCTTTAGTTTCTTCTGTCTTTTCTTCAGTAGAAGATTCAGGTGTTTCTTCCTTTTGACCTAGCTTCCCTTCTAGTTCTTTGTAAGAAGCAGCAAGATCTTCTACTGATTTAAACTTACCTAAAATAAGACCATCATCATCAGTCTCATTTTTAGCAAGAGTTTCTAAATCCTCCCTAGACATAGGAGGAGTTTCTTGTGTAGCTACTTGTGATTCAGCCATAAATTAACCTTTAGAAGTTGTAATTGTGTTTCCTTTTCTAGTAGTAATTTCAATCCTTTGAGCTGTTTCAGTATTAGGTTCAGGAGAAAGTCTACTAACTACAGCATTAGCAGAAGTATCTTTTACTGCTTTTGCTGGCTTTGGTTTTGGTGTTTCTATTTGTTCAGCTGTTTCAGCTGGCTTCTTGGTTGGCATCAGATTGCTCCGTTAGTTGTTGTGCTTGTGCGTTATTTTTAGGATCCATTAAAGGAGACCCTAAAGCAGCTGGTCCAAGATGTTGAATCAGCTGTTGTTGTTGTTGTGCTTGTAGCTCTTGTTGAATTTGTTCCTGGGACTTAACCAGATTAGCTGTATCTATACCAATTGAGTTAGCTAAACGTTTAATTGCCTCATCTACATTCATATATTGCCTCATAATATCTGGTCCTAATGCTTGAGAAACTGTACCGATAAATTCAATAAGTTTGTTTCTATCGTTACCTCTACCAAGACCTTGAAGACCAGTTACTATCTTAGGTTTGACTATCTTTTCTGGTAACTTAGGAGCCTTACCACTACGAGTAAGCATGTGCATCCTTCTCTTTAAATAAGGAAGCTGAAACTCTTGAGTCAGTATTGAATATATTCCTCCCAAACTATTTTCCAGCTCATTTGCCATCATTGACACTTCGGCTGCGGTCACTCTTTCCGCATCTCTTTGTACTGACCTAGCCATTAAGAAAGCATATTCAAGTCTTCCTTCTATACGTTGGATAGCAGAGAAAGATACTTGGAAATCTGCTCCTTTATTTACTTGCAAGACAGAAACATCATTAGCAGATCCTTCACGTATTGCACCATTAGGAGCCTTGGCTAGGGTTGCTGCTCTAGTAACACCATTAGGATTAACAAGGAATAAAGTCTTAGCACTAGCAGCTGCACCTTCAATGATGGCTTGCATCAATGCTTCAAGACTAATCAAATCTCCTTGATATTCTTCTACATATCCTCTTCCATAATCTTCTCCATCAATCCGTGTCCAACGTAAACAAATCCAAGGTGAGACATCAATTTTAGATTTACCGTCAGTACCTGGGATTCTCTCTCCTTGACATTCTTGATGCCATGTAAACTCATCACCATATCTTTTTATGCAGGTATAGATATCTAAATCTTCATCAAAATCTTCAGCGTCATAGTTTTGTTTTGTTTTTAATTTCTCTAAAAATTCTGCTGGTAAAGCTTGAGGATGAATAGTCTCCTTAGTAATGATCTCTAAAATATTTCCTACATCATCACGTTTACAGACATACCTATCAAAGTGATAAACCTTTAATCCTTTATCAGTCAGATAGAGAAGAACATTACCACCAACAATTAAATGCTTGAGTGCTTCAAACATTGCAACTCTGTCATTGCTAACTTCTATCTCATTCATCAGGGCATTTTCTATAACCCTTAAACCTTTATCTATTTCAGTCTCTAACCCTTCTTGTCCCTCTTGAAGTAAAGCAAGACTATCAATACTTAATTTGAAGAAAGGAGTAGAAGGAGGAAGTAAAGCAATTAACAATTTACTTGCTAAAGAATTACATCCTCTAGCTCCTACTGCTTGGTAAGGAGTTTTTAATTTAGCTGCATTACCAGTAGTTGATTCTGGTATTAATGCTGGAAGAGTTAACTTTGAAGCATCTCTAGCTCTCCTTAAAAAAGTAGAACGATCACTTTCTAGTTGCTCATACCTAGCAACAGCTGTTTGATTCAAAGCAAGTTCCATAATTAATACCGCAGATCACCACGGTTGTTTTGTAGTGGGATTCTTAAAGAACCAATACCTGTGTTAGCGCCTTTCTTACCTTTTAAAGAACTTAAGGTAGTACCTTTTTTAGATCTTTTTTTACCAGTTACTACACCTCCAGCAGTTTTCTCTGGTGCTGGTGCAGTAGGTCTTGGTTCAGGTAAAGGTGGAAGTTTAGGAGGACTGAGGCACATTAGATTTGATTCTCCAAGACGTTGTTTAACATGTTTTCCTTTTGTCTATTTTGATGTTCAATTAAGAAATCAACAACAGATCTTTGACCAGCCCTAAACCATATTTCTCTATCAGATAAAGATAGGTCTGGGTGTCTCTGGGGGTAATGACTTTCTAGAGCTTGTAATAGCTCTTCAGTCAAGAAAGGAAAAGGAAGGGGTTCAGAAGTATTGTAGTCCACTTATGAATCTTCACTCGCTATTAGATAATCTATGTACATTTTAGCTTTTCTCAAGTCCTCTTTTCCTCCTTTTTTATACCAACGTGAAATGTATTTAATAACGTTGCCTTCACAGTAACCCATATTATTTTTCAATATGTATTCAATAGGTGGAATAGGGAACTTGTAATGATCAGGATCTATGGGGTCCATAGTTCTACCTCCTTAGTTTTGTAGTTGAAATCTCCTTCTCGTAAGATGCGAGAAAGACGAGCAGTAAGAATTGCATCAGCGAAAGTTTGTTTCTTTTTTTCGTATGCTTCTACTACTTTGTCCCACATATCAGGCAAAGTTTTAGCATCACCTAAAATCTTATCTGCGGTAACAGGACCACAACCAATCAACCCTTTAAAATTATCTGTACTGTCTCCAGTTAATGATTGAATCATCCAATGTCTATCAGCTTTCTTCTTAGTTATTAGTTCCATATCATCACTAGCAATAAGAGTACAAGGAACAGTTTTCATATCTTTATCAGGAGAAACAACAATAGGATTTGAATATCTTTTAGATGTAGCAAGAAGACCTAAGACATCATCACCTTCTAAACCTGTATAAGAAACTGACTCATATCTTTGTTTTATCTGTTCAACCATTGCGTATAAAGCTAATGGTTTACGTTTGTTCTTTCTATTAGCTTTGTAGTCAGAAAATATCTGGTGTCTAAATGTTGGGTACTCAGTGAAACACATAACCACATCAGTCTTATCATCAGCAATGGTTTGGTAATACTCAATTCGACTATCAATCATTTCATGTATATCTCTTTCATCACAATGAAGAGTATGTAGGTTTTCATCCCACTTAACATCTTGCTCACAACTGCAACAAGAAGAATAAATTAACCAGTCAGCATCAATTAATAAGGTCATGGTTAAGAACCGAAATAGGTGGACATAGGGATAGAAAGACGACCAGTATTTTCGTCATACAGAAGCTTATCTATTGGTCCAGTAGATCCAGTATGTCTGTTCTTCAAAATCCTTAGCTGCATTTCAGATCTTTCAGCAGCATCTCCCTGTTGATTTCTTTCTGCTGATATACATAAATCTGACAACTGTAAAATTGCAGAACTTCCTCTTAAATCTGAGGTGGAAACCTGTGAGCCCTGCTCATGTGATACACCTTGTGGTCTTCTTAAATGAGAGACAAGAATGATAGCAACACCAGTACTTTCAACTACCTGTCTAAGTT